CATCCGGCAGCAGGCCCCCGCGGGCAAGGCCTTCACCCCGCTGGCGGCCAGCACGATCATGATGAAGGGCGGCAAGTCCAAGGCCCTCATCGACACGGGCGACCTCATCGCGAGCATCAACACCAAGAACCTGGTGCTCGCGCGGCGCAGCATCGCGCGGTTCGTGGGCGTGCACCGCACGGCGCTGGGCAATGGCGACGGCCGCAACCTGGCCAACATCGCCGAGATCCACGAGTTCGGCACCAGGCCCTACAACATCCCGATCACGCGCCGCATGCAGCGGTGGTGGGACGCCATGGTGGCGAAGGGCGTCTTTAGCGCCCCGCTGGACCCGCGCCAGATGTGGATCCGGCACCCCGGCGTGCCCGCGCGGCCGTTCTTGCGCCCGCCCTTCGAGAAGTGGCAGGATGGCCTCGACGAGCGCATGCATGCCGGCATCCAGCAGGCGCTGCAGGCCAAGATCAACCAGCAGATGCTACGTCGAAGGGCGGGCTAACCCATGGCCATTCCGACCCTCACCGCCGTGACCCCCAGCGCCGGGCTGACCCGGGGCGGCAACGTCGTGGAGCTCACCGGCACCAACTTCCGCGTGCCCCCGGCGCCCCCGACGACGGGCTACCTGGGCGGCGTGGCGCCGCAGACCGTGCGCGTCACGTTTGCGGGCGTCGCGAGCACCTGGGCGCACGCCCTCTCGGCGACCCGGGCCGTGGTCCGCGTGCCGACCTGGGCCGGCGCGCTGGCCACCACCATGCCCCTGCTCGTCGACGTGCGGCTGGCCAACCTGAACAGCGCGGGCGCCGAGATCGCCACCGAGAACGTGACCAAGGCGAATGCCTACACCTACGGCCTGCCGGCTCTCGCGCCCGAGCGGCGCCTCCAGGCGGCCACCGGGGCGCTCGTGGCCACCCTGCGGCGGCACATCCTGCCCAACGTGCACGTGCTGGCGGCCCGGGACTACGACGACACCCCGGGCACCGTGCCCCGCGCGCCGGCGACGCTCCCCGCAATCCACGTGGTGGGCCCCACCTGCCGCCTGAACCGCTTCGACAGCGTGGACTATGCGCCGGCCGAGGCGACGAGCGCGGGCGGCTACACGTGGCAGCGGTTCACGCGCCCCGTGACCATGGACCTGACCTACCAGATCCACGGCTGGGCCGCGAACCCCTGGCACCTGCACGCCCTGGCCGGGCAGCTGGTCCTCCTCTTCCGGCAGCACCCGTGGATCGCCATCACCACCGACCCCGCCAACCCGGCCGCCGCCACGGAGCGGCACCAGGTCGAGGTCGAGTGGGAGAATCACCCGGACTTCGGGGCCATGGCGCCGGGGGCCGACGACCTGATCGGCTGGCGCGCGGGTGTCCTGGTCCGCGCGGTGCACCTGGCGGACGAGCCCGGTATGATCATCGAGCAGGGGTGGAACGCGACGACGACCACCCTGAACGGACAAGGATTATGACCCACATGGTAAAAATACAGAACCGCACCACCCGCGTGCTCGAGCTCCAGGCCCCGCACGCCGTGGTCTGCAAGGCGCTCGGCCGCTGCCTCTGCCACCGGGGCGGGGGCTGGGCCGTGCTGCGCATCATGCCGCACGGGACCCAGGGCGCCACGCAGGCCGTGGACGCCGCCTGGCTCCTCGCTCCGGACGTCAAGGCCGCGCTGCTCCGCCGCGCCATCCTGGTGCACGGGGCGCCGCTGTCCGCATCGAATACCGCGCCCGCGGGCGCTCCCGACACCAAGGCCGCGCGCCGCCGCGGCGCGAAGGAGTAATCATGGCATCCACCCTCCTGCTTGCTAGCAAGGTCGTGGTCCTCGAGGAAGACCCGCAGATCCCGGCCGCCCAGGCGCTGCCGTCCGCCATCGCGCTCATCGAGGGCGTCATGGAGCGCGGCCCCATCAACGACCCGCAGCTCTGCACCTCGTTCAGCGAGTGGGTGCGGATCTTCGGCGGGTTCACGGCCAGCGCGGACGCGACCCTCGCGGCGCACAGCTTCTTCTCGGCGGGCGGGTCGTACTGCTACGGCAACCGCATCTGCCACTACACGGACCTGACCGTCCGCACGGCGCACACGGCCGTGGTGGGCACGCTCACGCTGCAGAACACCGGCAGCCTGGCCACCCCCGCGGTGGTGGGCCCGGGCACCGACGTCGCGCCCTTCCGGCTCGACCCGGCGGACCACATGGACCTCAACATCGGCGGCGGGTCCGTGGCGGCCACGTTCAACGCGGCCCCGGGCAGCCTCACCGACGGTGCCACCTACCCGATCTCCGCGCTCGTGGCGCAGACCATGGGCATCACGGTGACCGGGGCCAACGGCGGCGCCGAGCAGACCATCACGGCGGCCGGCGGCGAGACCACGGCCCTGGCCGTGGCGGCCACCATCAACGACCAGCTCGTGGGCGCCCATGCCGTCGTGGCTGGCGGGCACGTGGTCATCACCACCGACATCATCGGCACCGACGCGGGCATCCGCGTCACGACGGGCGGCACCCTCAACGCGATCCTGCTCTTCCCGACCTCGCTGAGCGCGGGCACGGGCAACGTGGGCAACATCCACGAGGTGACCGCCGCCGAGGCCGAGACGGTCATCGAGGCCGCGGTCGCGGGCACGTCCGTCACGTTCGACGGAACCGACCACATGATCATCTCTACCGTCGCCACGGGCGGATCCGCAGCAATCCAGCGGCTCGGCACCTCGACCGTTACCTTCGGCCTCGACGGGTCGGCCCATGTCGGCGCGGCGGCCGCCCCGGCGAGCACGCTCCGCGTGGACGGCAAGACCCCGGGCGCCTACACCAGCGCCGTCAAGGTCATCGTGTCCAACGCCACGAGCGGCACGGCGAGCGAGTTCAACCTGGCCGTGCAGAAGAGCGGCGTGACCGTGGAGACGTTCCCCAACGTCACCATGGACGACACCCTGACCAACTTCGTGGAGACCGTGGTCAACCACGCCACGAGCGGGTCCAACCTCATCGCGGTCACGGACCTCGACGCGGCGGGCACGCCCACGAGCACCCGCCCGGCAAACATCACATCCGCCTACCTGGCCTCGGGCAACGACGGCCTCGCCGCGCTGGCGGACGCCGACTACATCGGCAGCACCGTGGGCAAGACGGGCCTCTACGCCTTCGACACCATCACCGACGGCACGATCCTGATCCTGCCGGGCGTGGCGAGCGCCGCGGTCCACCTGGCCATGCTGAGCTACAGCAGCGTCACCAAGAACGGCGGGCTGTTCTGCGTCCTCGACCCCCCGGCGGGCCAGACCGCCGCGCAGATGGTCACGTTCGTCACGGGCAACAACCTGCTCGAGGCGGCCACCGGCGAGCTCGGCGCGATCTACTGGCCGCGCGTGAAGATCACCAACCCGCAGCCCAGCGTCTACGGCACCGAGACCACGATCACCGTGGCGCCCTCGGGCGTCATCGCGGGCCTGTACGCCAAGAACGACCAGCGCCCCGGCGGCGTGTACCAGAGCCCGGCCGGCATCGGCCACGGGTGGGGGTCGGTTCCCGGCGCGATGGGCTTCGAGGCTGCCCCGGACGGATCCTCGACGCACCCGGTGCTGGACGAGGCCGTGCGCGATCTGGTGTACCCCAAGCGCATCAACCCGATCACCAAGCTGCCGAACACCACGATCCACGTGGACGGCGGGCGCACCCTGCGCAGCACGGGCTCCTTCCCGAACGTCGGCGAGCGCCGCGGCGTGATTGCCATCGAGGCGGCCGTCAAGGCGCTGATGGTGTACTACAAGCACCGCTACAACAACGCCACGACCCGCGACGAGGTGCGCCGCGTGCTGACGCAGTACCTCGTGGGCGAGATGGGCAAGGGCGCGTTTCGGTCCACGGACCCCAACACCGCGTTCTTCGTGGACGTCTCCGACCAGCTCAACCCGCCGGCGAACGAGTTTGCGGGCATCATGACGGCCCGCGTGGGCCTCGCCACGAACAAGACGGCCGAGTACATCGTGCTAATGATCACGCAGGACACCCGGGCGCTGAGCGCCTGATAGGAGGGCGATAACCCATGGCCACCCCCACCAACTGGTACAAGCGCTTTGCGTTCATCGTCGAGATCGA